GACCGGTATAGTAACCGATCAGACCGTCTCTGATATAATCTAATATTTCAGATACTTCACAATCCATTACGATACGAGGATTTACATTCTCTTTTTTAGTGCTTATCCACGTTTCATTAGAATATGTCGGTATGTTTTCGAGAGCTATATTAGCCTCGATTTCATCTTGAAGGGCATATATATAAACAGTACTTTCATCTTCGATCATTTTTTTAAGATCATCTTCTGTAGGATAATCATTTACATCATAAACAAGGTAAAAACCATATCTTAAGGAATTGGTATATACTCCATATACATTATTCCACTTATTGGATGTGGAATCTCCTGTATAATAGAATTTATTGCTGTAAAAATTTTGTATTGAAGCGTTTGCTCTTCCTTGTTTGACACTCCCATTTATCCTTACAAATCTTAAATTACCATTTGATTCTTGTTGTGTAAAGGAGTTAACAATAAATCCTCTGGATATTCCCAATCTCTTGTTCAGAATACATTTATTGGTTTCATTGTTATAATTAACATCATCCCTTAATACTCCTATCGATCTCAGAACACCGTCATATCCGGCATCTTGAACAGCCTTTTTTACATCTATGGTCTGATTTACAGACTCCTGACTGTCTCCTATCTGTAATAACAGAGAATTATCCCCTACAGATTGTATCTCTACAGGAGCGAGAGGAGTAGGAGTCCCCTCTTGATAAGATTTCCCGTGAATGGAATAGCTTTTTACCTTATCGGATGCCTCAACAGAGTTCCATATAACGAATTTTTCCCCTGATGCCCGGACAGTCTGGAATGCAGGTTCGGGGGTTTCCCCATGCGCCCCCTCCAGAGTAATAAAAAACTCTTCGAGAGGCACAGTAGGGAAATTGGAAAGTTGGTCTGAGAACAAGTTACACGAGAAAATAAATGAAAATACGTCAATATCCTTGCTAAGGTTTTCGAGTACCCCTACATGCGTATATGTAGACATGCCTTTATACATGATATTCAGGCCGTTAACATTCATGAACTGTTTAAAATACGAACTTTGCTTGCCATTCCACAGTTCATCCCTTAACAGATACGCCCAATTTCTTCTTTCCTCATATATGCCGTCATCTTCCGACATGGTATAGTTAAGAAGATCATCCATATACCGGATATGTATAATTATACTGTCCAATATATTACCGGATATGAAAACGGTAGGATTTTCAGAAGGGGCTACAGTCACAAGTATAGCCGGCAGAGAAGTATTTACAGTGAATCGTCCCTCTACGGTGTTCGCCGTATATACGGGTATGCTGTTTTCTTTTACTACCACCGTATTTCTAAGAAATTCCGCTATACATTTTGTAAGAGACCCTATCATTTGTTAAATAATTAATATGCCACTAAAATAAGTATAAAAACGAATAAAAAAAATTATTTAAGATATTTTTTTATAGTCCTATTTATCTCTTTTTCAACCTCTATCATGGTTTTAGTGCCTATTCCTGCATGTTTTCTGGCAGGAATACGTGGGGCAGGCCTGTCTATCTTGTATTTTTCTTGAATCCACCTTCCTTTTGTCTGTCCACCTTCATTCTGCACTTTTGCATAAGGGACATTGGACTGTACTCCCACCCTGATATTGAAGCCTCCGAACCTTTTGATATAAGGTTTGTAGCTATTATACAGCCTTCTCGTTCGTAAGAGCTTCTTATATCCGAGTTTTATCCCTGCAGGAGTTTTTAAGATATCATATCTTCTGTCCTTCCACCGTTCGAATTTTCCGTCATTGGTATATCCTTGCGCACGAAAGTTCCTTTGAGTCTCTTTTACCATATTTTCGGCAATTCTTTGAGGCAATTCAAATCTTAGAGCCTTTCCCAATTCCTTTAATTGCGATAAAAGGTCATTTGTCGTTCTCATTCGTCTTTTCCTTGTTGAAAATATCCCCTATTTTTGCCATTGCGGAAGAATACCATGATTTGTTCTGCACTTTAGGATTGAAATCGCTCTTATCCAGACCTACTCTCTCAAAGAAAGCACGTGACAGTCTTATACCCTGTTTACTGGCAGCATCCGAAATTATCTTGAATTTCTCCATTGTAATAGACTTATCGGGGATTATATCTACATATTTCCCGGAGAGATCGATATTCGATATAAGTCTCCTGAGCTTAGGCATGTATATAGTACGGAAAGCGGAAAGACATCCGTTAATATCCTCTCTTTTCTTATCCTCATAAAGCTGTAAATGGGCCTCAACGAGATTCTCCGAATTGGTGTTCTTTTCCGTAGAGCCCAATAACGTACCTCCGGTTACGAGCTGCATTATTTCACTGAAACGATTCATGATATTCTCCTTGAAAGTACGGAAAGCTTCCGGAGCGGCATTTATCATATCGCTTTTCATTTCCACATTGTACATCCTCTCTCCTTTATTGTATTTGTTCGATTCATAAGGAGATATAAGGATAGTAGTAGGATTATCCAACTGTCTGGCAAGATCAAAGGCAAGATTCTTCGATATTTCATTACCGGACTGATACCCGAGAGTAGTACGAGGATATGAACTCCGTGTGGCAAAGATAGACCAGTTCATATAAGATTGCTGTATGTCTATCATAGCTCTGGAAATCTGCAACAACATACCGAACATAAAATCCTGATCATCATAGGGTTGTATGAAAAATGTGTTAGCATAGTCATCGATATCGGCTACTTGATCGTAATCGTATGTCATACTTCTCACCGCCCTGTTCTTAATGTCGATATTCCTTAACGGGAAATCGGCTACCCTGTCATTCTCTATGTCTATTTGAGGGACTCTGATACCGTAGAACAAAGACATGCCGTATGATCTTACAAGGAATCTGAACCATTTCGTATTACATATCATCCCCGTAGCATAATCATCTATTGTGCCGTCCTCATTCCGTATGACAAATTCATGATTCATAAGCGGGACAATACGTTTGTCTATCTGCGAAACCACAAAAGGCGAGGATTGAACCACCCAAGAATATAAAGTGTCGAGATAGGTCATGTCAGAATAATTCATAGCCCTGTTATACGCTTCTCTCCAATAACGAGGGGTGAACCTGAAATCATAAAAATTAGGGAGATATTGACTCTCTATACCAGATATGCCTACTTCGTAGGGTATCTGTATCGGATTAATATCCGGTTGATGAAATTTTGTCATAGCTTAACCTAAATAAGTGTTCTCATCCGTATATACTATACCGTATGCGTCCGGAGATTCCTGCTCGGGAGCATTGTACATAACCGAAGTCCCATTCTTCAAATCTTCCACAATACCGCATACCTGCTTGTATTCGTTGTATAAAGGCTCGCTGATGTTCGAGGATATGCCCGCAAAATAGAAAGAAGTGAGGACAACGACCATATAATAGAGGGTAGGATCGAAATCTTCCGAATCCCTCTGCGCCTTAAGAGCATTGTCTATATCCCATTTACCTTGTAACTCACGCTTTAAATAACCTACCGCATTCAAATAGGCATTGTCTAAAGCATTAGGATTCATAGCCTTCGTATTCTTTATCGTTATGGGCTGAATCCACGTCTGAATGTCCGTATCTGTTATAAACATGGCTTAAACTTTAATTAATTGTCCGTCAACAACACAATATATGTCAGATATCTTCTTGTCCGAAGAATGAGTTATCTTATACCTGTTTATTAAAGATGTACCCTTGGCTACAGCATCCGGAATATCATCCTTCTCAATAGAACTGTATGAAAAATTAATGAACTGATCTACAGCTAAATCCCCCATTTCCGTGTCCCTCATCTCTTCATTAAAGAAAAAACGATGATTCCTGAACATAGGCTCTAACGTAGACTCAATATTCAAAAACTTGTTGCCATTGTTCCTGTTGTCTTTCTCTATAGGAAAAATAACCCCCTTCTCCTCCTCAAATTCCGTTATCGTATCTTCAAAATCAAAAGGTATCTGCTTGTTCTCTATAACTATGTCAGGCGGATAAGGCGGCATCATGTACAAATCATATAACCCTTCCAACATCTCATATGTGCTCCCCTGTATCGCATGTACGCCTATCAACCATACACTGTTATTCGTTATCCCTAACAATACTACCGCCTTGTAATCATTCTTCGCAGTTTCCTTAGCGGAAGGGTCTATGTATATCAACAACTTCCTGAAACTCTCCCATGAAGGGAGAGTTCCCCAAGGAATACACGTAAATATCTCTCCCTCACTCTCATCATAATAATCCCCCTCCAAAAACCGCTTCCTGTCTGTCCTCGAAGCATTTGCTAACGTAGCCCTGTATTCAGACGATATGTTCCCTTCATTATCCCCTATGTTGAACTTCATTATATAAAACCTGTCCGTTATCTCCTTAGGCAACTTCTTATTCGTCCCTATCTCCTCATGCCTGAAAAACCGCTTGTAATTCCAATGACTTTTTAACGAAGGATTCAACGCAAATAACATGTAATTAGGAAAATTATCCGTCAATAACTGACATAACCTCGAATATAACTTACTTATCGGCTGCCATGTCAACTCACTTATCTCATCCGCAAATATATGACCCCACTCCGTAGATAAGATCGTATCATACTTGCTCCCACTGTCCTTTCCCCCATGTCCTAACATGCTGAAAAACTTTATGTAATGTCCATTGTAAAAGACCAAACTCTGCTTGTTCCCTATATACCTGCAAAACTTCACTCCCCTTACTCGCAACATTTCCATACTGCTTATCCCATTATGCTTCGCTATCGCTCCTAATACCGCCGGTACTGTCTGACTCAACATCCCATCCAATAAACTCTGAAACGTCTTCCGCAATACCAAACAATTCGCCCCATAGACTATGCACTGTACTATCAAAAAATATACTATCACAAACGTCTTTCCACTCCGAGATGCCCCATAAAATAAAAATTCCCTATAACGACGTGACATCAACATGTTATACATCTGTACCTGCTTCGGCTTTAACGGTATGTTCATGTCTATCCTCATCTCTCTATCTTTATGTCTATCCCTTCTACTTCTATTTCTCCATCTTCTCCCGTCTTCTCTTCCTTGCTTATTAGCCCTACTCCCATCTTATTCACCGTATCACTCGAATTCTTATATAACGTAACTATCTTGTTATATACATCCAACTTCTTACTGATCCTCTGTATCTCCTTCTCATTGTCACTCAATATCAACAGCTTCGTTAACCTGTTTACCTCTTCATACAAATTCAAACATTGCAACATACTCGCACTCTTACCAAACTTGTTGTAGAAATCCCGCTTCTCCTCCTCACTGATCTCTATCTTCGGTAAGTCAGGCAAACGTCGTAACTGCTCTTCTCGCTCATTCGCCTTCTGCATTAATAATACATCTTGTGCACTCATACCCACAAATATAGACATTTTTTTTTTTCTTACAATAGAAGAGGGAGATTAGTAAGCCCCACACCCCCACCCCGGTTTACCCTGAAAATTAATTCATCAAACAAACATCCTCGCTCGCTTCGCTCGCTCGTCCAATTTTGCGCTCAATCGCAAGTTCGGGCAACGGGGCAGCAAGTTCTTTCGCATTCCTCGCATCAAAGTTTTCCAAATGCCCTCTCAACGTTTTCTCAGAGCTTCAACAAAAACTTTCCAAACGTTTTCTCAGCGTTTTCTCAACCCTCTCAACAAATTAACAGAGTTAAGTTAATCGCTTTCTCATTTAACAATTATCCTCGATGCACTTAATCGTACGTTACCGCTATTATTTCATTAAAATGAAATAATAGCTATATTGTATATATATAGGGCGTCATTGAACCTTACGCCAGCAATGAGATAGCGGTGCAGAATTCTAATCCAAATGTTAAAAAAGAGAGATTTTATTGAATACAACAGAAAGGACAGATACGTTAATAAGGGGGAGATCTCAAAAGTTAACAGATGTTACGCAATAAATATAATGCATACTGATACGCAATAAGTTACGAAAACCTTGAGTTAAAATATAGTTAAATGCGTAATAATATTAGGATATAACAGATGAATAAAGTACATTTGTATATACAAAAAAAGGAACAAAACTAAAACGTACAATTATGATAAAGAATGGCATTTTAATCAAGCTTTCAACTTTAGAGGGAACATTCTCCAGCAATGATGCAACGATATTAGGGGGCAAAAATTCGCTACTCTCAGACGATAAAAGAGGTCTCTTCGTAGCACTAAAAAGCAATTACGATTTCGGGGAATTTCTGCAACGAGTATCAAAAGAAAACATCGGGAAGTCATATACAAGCTATTTTTACGCCAACTTAATAAATGGCAGAGTAGTAAGGACAAAAGGGATGCAAAAGTATCTAATAACAGCAAAATAATATTCACAGATAAAGTTAGTTACTCTTTTATGACTAAAAAAGGCATTTATACCATTACAAAAGGGATAAATAATCGTGCGAATGTGAGGTATAAAGGGCTGTCGTCATGGGAGACTTTAAATTTTATTGATTTAGCCTCAAAAATCAATATAGATATAGAGCGGGAAAACTTTAGCTACACTTTTATTTGGGGCGGATATAAAAGGCTCTTTAACGACTCTACAGAATTAAATAACTACATTTTAGAGACTTTAAATGAGATAAAAAAATAACTAAAAAATTAGGAGGAAACAAACATGAAAAATTTTGATTTAAATGATGCGAAAGTGTACGTAAGCACTTATAAAAAGTATAACGAAGGGTCTTTAAATGGCGGATGGCTTAACCTTTCTGATTATTCTAACAAAGAGGAATTTTATGAAGCCTGCCAGGAGCTCCACAAGGACGAGGAAGATGCGGAGTATATGTTTCAGGACTGGGAGAACGTCCCGGAAATCCTTATCGGCAAAAGCTGGATTTCCGAGAACTTCTTCACCTTGCGGGATGCGGTTGAAAAGTTGGGCAACATCAACCAGGAAGCCTTTTTCGTGTGGTGCAACTACAAAAGCCATGATTTGAGCGAGGAAGATGCTTACGACCTTGTACGGGACTTTAAGCACGAATATAAGGGACAATATGACGATGAAGAAGATTTCGCCTACCAAATCGTGGAAGAATGTTACGACCTTCCGGAGTTCGCAAAGACCTATTTCGATTATGAAAAGTTTGCCAGAGATTTGTTCATGTGTGATTATTATTATGAAAAAGGGTTTGTTTTTCAAAGGTAAAAATATGGCTTATTTATGCGTAAATAAAAATGGCAAAGAATTGATTTGCCAGAATTTGCCAAAACGGTATGGATATATAAAAAAATACATTAACTCGTGGTATGGCAAAATAGACAATAATGGCAATAGGTATGAAGAGATATTGCAGCAAGATGAAAATTTAGACCATTGGCGAGATCAAGAATATTTAAGCATGGGCGAATATTGCATTAATTACGAAATATTGCTCCCACATGGAACAATAGAAAAAATAATAGGTAAAAAAATGAATTGGGAAAATGACCCGGTAGAAATTTAAATAATAGAAACAATGGAAAAG